TACTGGCGCGATGTTATAATCCGACTGATTCTGTCTAATTATACCAAATGTTAACTCAAATGTAAACTGATAATTTCCGCCACCTTTATTTTGTACTCTTGCCCTGTAACCTGCCGTTGCCATTTTACCAAATGTTTTTAATCCTTTTAGATTTAAAGGATTTTTCTGTCCTAGCAAATATAAACCATGGGTACCAACATTAATATAATAAGTGTCCTTTGTATTATAATAGCCTTCTATTTCAGTGGCTGATATAACTCCCTTTACATCAGGAAACCTTTTCAGTTCTTTTTCATATTGTTCTCTTTTATTTAATACTTTCTTTTCGTTTATCAATAATGGAGAAGTAGCAAACTTATATGACTCAATACCGCCCCATGCTTTGTTAATTTTGTCTAGTGCCTTTGCGCGTATTGCAACTGCTTTTATAAATCTTTTTTCAACATCCTTTACAGGTATTTCATCAAATTGCCATTTACTATTTATGTATTTTAAAACTAAAGATCCACCTGATGCAGCTGGCGATATCTTCAATTCACAACCACTTTGCCCTAATGCTCGAGGTCCTGGCTTTTTAATTATCAAATCCGGTTGATCTGCCCCTGCTCCTGCTGGAGTAAAAGTAGACGGAACTAAATCGTATTTCTTTAATGCGTCGGATGCATATCGCTCATATACAAAACCTAGCTGTGCCATTAGAAATTAATTTTATTATTAACCTTAATATCTGGGTCCGCCTCAAAGAATGACATTACATTAGATACCTTACCTGAAATAAACGATCTAGCCTTTTTAATACCTTGACCAATCTTTCCTTTTAAGCGACTGATAACATTTCTAAACATTCCTTCTTCAAGCTCAACTTCTTCCTTGAGTTTTGCATCAACGATAAGTGAAATAACAGACCAAAAGTTATACTCTCCAGTCTTTACACCTTTTAGTTTACGGGATGATGTTTTGAACCGAGCTTGTAGCTTCATTGCATCAGCAATCTTTTTACAATACGCGTCGTCATATACTGAAGTGATTTTAGTTGAAGATCCGCTGTGATCTGATACAACCATAAACTCTGCAGCTGAATTACTTGTCTCGCCATATTTTACGAAACCCGACATTGCTTCACGTGCAAACTCGATTTTGAATTTTTCGTTTTCTTCAAAAAGTTTGCCAAGTTCAGCCATGATTTGTTTGTGAGCAGCTTCTCCCCGATTTACTACCGGATTGTTACCTGCTTTAATAATAGGTCTTAGTTGCGATGGCGCAAGTTGCGCAGTCACAAAGTCATCAAAAATACCTAATACTTTTTTGAGTTGTGGGGATTTGGAAACGTTTGCTTTTTCCATTGCAGCATAAAAAGTTGCAGTTGACTCAGCTTTACCACCTGACATTAATTGTGCCATACCGATTTTCAACGATAGCCTTTTATCGCCAATTAAGATATCGGTCTTTGGTGTAGTGTCGGTTGCGCCGTATCCACTCCAAAATGAAGTAAGACTTGACTTTGCTCGGCCATACTGTTCCGCTTTAACATTATTGCCCAATTTAAAATGAGATTTAATTGATTGCGCAATCTTCTTGCCGGCATCAACATATTGCGGTTGAGCCATAATGCTATCATATACTTTTTGTGATATACCTGCGGCTTCAGGATTGATTTCTTGTCCTGTGATTTCATGCCAACCAATTACAATGGCAGCTTCAAAATCTTCAGCCTTAATGGCTTCGGTAAGGTGTGTCTTGAACCCCTTCATAGTCTTTCCTCTTATAGAATATTCTAGGGTTATTTATAAAGGTTTAGATCCGTCTTGCAACAAATGTTGGTATATGGCCTTCAAACCCAGATCCTAAATTGAGTTTGCGGGCCATATCATTTGCAGCTTGCTTGTTAAGTTCCAATTCTATTGGTGTGTCCGTACTGTTATCCCAAATCATATATAAATCTTTGGTTTCAGTTTGACGTACTACATAACTCACATCAAGTCTCCTGTATCAAATAAACCTTTTTTCTTTTTGCCAAAATTAGTACTATCAAATATCGGAGTATCAGTTAACGATGGTTTTTGAAACGCGGTGTTAGCCGCCGACGTATCGTTTGATATACCATTCTGAGCTGAGTCTTCAAGATCATATAGTTTCATTTTTGCGCGGTCAATACCAACAACAAACCTACGATAATAACTCAAATCGTTCCAACGGTTCTTCAATTGTTTGAACATTAATTGACCAAGGTTGTCAAGATCTTCTGAACTGATAAGACCTATAATGCAATCAGCAGTGTGGGTAATTCCCATTGATTCAGAAGTATTAGTAAGATCCACATCAGAGTTACCATAACCATCACGGTTAAACTGAGAGCTAGTAACCACAGCGCAATTATATTCCATCGCAAGACCACGTACCTCCTCGGCGATTGATTTTACAAGTGTATAAGAGTTAGCCGCCGCAGCGCCTTTTACTCGAGCAGATGCACAAATATTTAAATAGTCAATAAAGATAATATCTGGCATAAAATTACGTTTCATTTTTAATTCATTTAGCAAATGACGGAAGTGACCAACATGAGCAGAGCCGGTTGGATATTCTTTAACAACCAACTTACCTGTTGTTTTGTTTTTAAAACGCCCAATACGTTTAGCAAATACGTCACGCGGTGTTTCCGCAACTTCATCAATTGTTACATCCATCATATTAGCGTCAATGCGTTCAGAGATGCGTTCTTCCGCCATTTCCATCGTAATGTAAAGAACATTATTACCATGCATTAATGCAGATGCAGCATGGTGACATTTAACAAGTGACTTACCACCACCTGTTGTAGCCAACAAGACTGTCATAGATTTACGAGGTAAACCACCTTTTGTAATTTTGTTAAGGAGTTCAATGTCAAACGGAATGCGTTCTTCTTTCTTATGATAGAAGTCATACCGTGAGTCATAATCTTCAAGGTAATCATGACCAATTGATGTATCAAAACTAATTGATAATGAATTGGATAAAAGCTCAGGTAAAGATCCTTTATCCAACTCTTTGTCTTCGCCATCAATTACAAGAATGGCTTTACGAATAGCGTTGTATAAATCTTTATCCTGACAAAACTTTTCTGTTTCAGATACAAGCCAATCAAAGTTTGTATCTTGATCCACGGAAAAACTATCAACCTCAGACATAATACCTTTATAGCTATCTTCGTTGAGGTCTTTACGTTTATCCAATGAGATCTTAAGAGCCTCCACTGAAGGAGGCTCCTTGTACTCTTCAACATATTCAGAATATGTATCGAATATTTTCTTTAAGTTACCATCGTCAAAGTATTCCTGTTTAATATAAGGATATACTTTGCGATAATAGTCTTCGTTAAATATTAAGTTTGATATTACTGTCTTTTCAATCATTCTTCAACCACTTCTTCTACTACTTCATTGTCATCTTCGTCGTCTCGCATAATACTGCCTGAGGCACCGATAGTAAACGCATTTTTTATATACGTTGTAAAATCTGTATTCTCAAACATTTTAAACCAAAATTCTGAATTGTCAACAATTTCTTTAGCTCGAAGAAGTTTTTCTGATATGACTTCGCCAGTTGACGGATCAACTGCTTCATACCAACCAACTTTAGGTTTACGAAGATAGCCACCTTTTTCAGCTACATCCATTAGACCTGACCACTTAACGATACCGCCATCCCAACTTACACTGATTGGAATTTTAGATTTTTCTTTAACGTGTCGTGATTTTTCAATATTAATAACAAAGTGATAACCTTGGATTTCAGTACCAACTTTATCTTGTTGGCGACCAATAATCCAAATGGCATCGGCTGAATAATAGATACCTGTACCACCTGAAACAATAGCTTTTGGAAACAATCCGATTTCCTGATAGGTATGGTTTACGGCAATAAGTGGGATATCTTTAAGATTAAGATGTGGTGTTACAATACGGAACAATGATTTAAGCGCCTTGGCACGAGACATATCTGCAACAGATTTCTCGTTCATTGCATCCTCAACCTCTTTCTTCGAGGCAAGGTTACCGACTGAGTCAATGATAATAACTACATTATCTTTTTTGTCAATCTGATCCAATTGTTTTGTAACATCAAACTTTAGTTCTTCAACGTTGGTAATTGGAGTATGGACAACACGATCCATGTCAATACCAAATGATTCAAAATATGATTGAGGTGTACCAAATTCCGAATCATAAAAGAGCAAGATTGCATCTTCATGTTTGTTTAAATAAGCGGCTGCTGTTAGCAAAGCAAACGCCGACTTAAAGTGTTTAGATGGAC